TATCGTGTATTGAATCCTAATGACTATCCAAAAGTTTATAATGATCCATTCTTGAAAAGATACTTCACTGCACTATTGAAAAAACAATGGGGTCAGAATCTCATTAAGTTTGCGGGTGTAAAATTACCTGGCGGTGTAGAACTAAATGGTAGACAGATATACGAAGATGCTCTAGGTGAGATTGAGAATCTAGAGAGTAAAATGGCAACTGAATATGAATTACCACCACTAGACCTTATAGGATAATGAAAACATTCAAACAATTCATGAAAGAGGGAGGTTTTGTTCACAGAATCAAAGACCTCAAAACTTTACCAGATAAAGAAAAAATGAAAGGGTATGATATAATTTTTGGCACTGCAAGAGGGAAAGGTTTGACTGATAGATTGAGTAATTTCAAGAAAGACACTGGTGGCGTTTAAATGGCACTCAATCCGTTCTTTCAGCAAGGTACTCCGTCTGAGCAAAATCTTGTTCAGGACTTGATAAATGAACAGATCCGAATATATGGGGTCGAGTTTGTTTACATGCCAAGAAACTTTGTGAATGTAAAAACTATAATGAGAGAGGTCTCTAGTTCTACTTTTGACCAATCAATTCCTATTGAGGGTTACATTGAGTCATATGAAGGGTTCGATTCTGGATATAACTTACTAACAAAATTTGGTGTGAGATCTACTGCTGAGATGAAGATTGTGATATCTCAGGAGAGATATAAGAATGTAGTGTTACCTTTGGTGCAGACAGGTTTAGCAAATCCAACTGACCGTCCTAATGAAGGTGACTTACTATACTTCCCATATAGAGACTTACTACTAGAAATCAAATATGTAGATGATGTTAGTCAATTCTATCAGTTACGTAAAAACTACACATACACACTTACCTGTGAACCATTCGAGTACGAAGACGAGGTTATCGACACTGGTATTGCTGCAATAGATGATGACATGGCAACTGCTGGATATGACGCAACATTGAAGTTAGTTGCTGTAGGTAGCACTGCGAGCGTGATAACAACAGTTGTGAATGGAGGTATTGGCAGGATCGACCTCCTTGACGGAGGTACAAACTATACTGCTGACCCACGTATCAGGATTAGTGCTCCTGTAGTATCTACTGGTATTACTGCAACTGCTATTGCTATTTCAACTGCTATAGGACTCACTGACAGTAGAAGGGTACAAGATGTATTCATAACAAATCCTGGTGCTGGATACACATCACCACCCACAATTCAGTTCTTACCTGATGATGGTAAAGGTAGTGGAGCGTCCGCAAGAGTTGCCATATCTACGACTGGTTCTGTGGGTGTTGTTACCATAACCAATGTTGGTACTAAGTATACTGTTCCTCCAACACTTACGTTTGACAGTCCACCTGGTGCAGGTACAACTGCAACTGCTGTTGCTGTATTGAATGATACTGGTGGAATTGGTGCTGTGCGTATTACAAACGCTGGTTCAGGTTATGCAACTGTTCCAGATATAACTGTTTCTGCTGCTGGAACTATAGGTGTTGGCACATTCTCCTTTGGTGAAATTATTACTGGTCAATCCTCACTTACAACTGCATTTGTTACATCATGGCATGCTCCTTCTCTCACTCTTACTGCAAGGAATCTTGCTGGTGACTTCAATGTTGGCGAACTTATTGTTGACAATGAAGGTTCTGCATACAGACTACATAGTATTAATTACGATGATAATGACGCATACAACAGTGGTGATGACATCCAAGTTGAAGCAGACGACATCCTAAACTTTACAGAGAAGAATCCATTTGGTGAAGTATAATGATAGGTAATTATTTTTACAACGAGACAGTCAGAAAGACCGTAATTGCTTTTGGAACTTTATTTAATAATATAAAGATCAAAAAGTTTGCGAGTGATGGTAAGTCTATAAGTCAAATAAAGGTGCCTATTGCATATGGTCCTATACAAAGGTTTCTTGCGAGGATAGAACAACAATCAAATTTTGATGATAACGTAGCAATCACACTACCAAGACTATCATTTGAGTTGACTTCTTACACTTATGATCCTACAAGAAAGGCATCTCCTGTGCAAAAATTTACTATGAAGTCTCCTAATGACAAGATAAAAGTCAAAAAGATGTTTTTACCAGTGCCATATGATATTGGGTTTAGACTTAGTTTTGCTACCAAACAACAAGATGATGCTCTGCAAATCATAGAACAGATATTACCATTCTTCCAACCATCATATAACGTAACAATCAGCATGCTGGAAGGTGTGGAGGAGAAAAGAGATATACCATTTACTTTGATGTCTACTACATTTACTGATGAGTATGAGGGTGACTACTCTACTCGTAGGTTTATACAATATGATCTTGACTTTGTTGCTAAAACATATTTCTATCAAGAGGTTCCAACAGACGAGAACGGTATTATCAAAAAGGTTCAAATCGATTACTCTACTGCTATACGAGCACCAAGAGAACAAAGATACGTTGTCACACCTCAAGCAACTAAAGATTATAACGATGATGAAACTGACAAACTTACAGAGTCTATAGATACGAAGAAAACTCTTATCAAAGTTACATCTGGTGTATCATTCTCTACTGGTGGTTTCATAGAAATTGGTAATGAAGTTATGCGTATCAAGGAGAAGGATTTGAACAACTTAGTGGTTGCTCGTGGTCAGTTTGGTTCTAAGATTACAGAGCATATAAAGGGTGATATTATAAATCTTGTTAACGCAGTCGATTCTGACCTTATTGAGATGGGTGACACCTTCGGGTTCAGTGAGACTAGATCATTCTTCGACGCTGATGGTCAAGAGTATAGTCCCGCATTAGGTAATGACGTATGACAAAAGATTATGATCCTTTAGATAAACAAACAACCACATTTAGTCCTATAGATGAAGCATTAGAAGTCAAAGCAACTGATGTAGTCAAACAATCTAAGAAGGTAAAGAAGGTTGATAGTACACCTAGAGATGACTTTGAATATTCTCGTGCACAGTTATACAATATTGTAGAGAAGGGACAAGAAGCAATGAATGGTATCCTTGATGTGTGTCAAGATACTCAACATCCACGTGCATATGAAGTTGCAGGACAACTTGTCAAAGCAGTAGGAGATGTAACTGATAAGATTATAGACCTACAAAGAAAGATGAAGGACTTGGAGAAGGAAGATAAACCCACACAAGTCACAAACAACTCTTTGTTTGTTGGTAGCACTGCTGACCTACAAAAAATGATTAAGAAAGGATTAGCGGGTGCACCTGTACCAAAAACTAAACCTCCTAGTGTAGATCTAAGTTCTTTAGATATAGATAGGACTCCATAAATAAGAAAGAAGATAGAGAGTGCTATGGGCGACACCTACGTAAAAAGTGATAGAAACAAATATGGTCTTCCAAAAGGATTAAAGTCTTCTGGTGGCGGGAAAAAGAGTGGAGGAATGAGTACAGATACTTTCAAAAAGATGAGAGATACTCTGACTATGAGTTTTGATTATGAAAATCTTCCAGAGGAAGTCAGAAGAAATATAAAGAATCCTAAGTATAAAAATGATGATGGGTCATTCAATCAAGAAAAGTATGATGCTGACAAGAATAAAGTAGAAACAAAAAAGGGTGGTGGAAGACCACGTAAGAAGGGTGGTCCTATTGTAAAATCTCAAAGTTCCTCTATAACACCAGCATCAAATAGTGAAATAGTAAAGGCAGAACCTAAGTCTAGCGAAATAACAAAATCAAAACCAGAACCTGAAGCAAAGAATCAGACTGTAGATGTAAAAGCAGACACGGTAAAGGATAAGGGTGAGATGACCAAATCATCTAAGAGTGATATGATAAAGAAAGACAAGACAGAACCTGGCACACCAAAGAATATGAAAAAGAATATGAAAGGAAAAGATAATAGATTTGCAAAAGGAGGGGTAGGTAAAGTGTTGAAGAAAGCAGGTCCTTATGTCAAGGCAGCAGTAACAACAGCAAAAATTGCGGGTAAAGTTGTACGAGCTGTAGGTGGTGCATCTAAAGCGTTTGATCCTAAAGACAAAGGATGGGAGTCATACATACAAAGAACTACTGATCATATGATAGACTGATGCCAGTTGCAAGTGACATATATCTTGGTAATCCTAATCTAAAAAAAGCGAATACCAAGCAGCAATTTACTGAAGAACAAATTGTTGAATTTATTCGATGTAAGGATGATCCAATATATTTTACAGAGAAATACATTCAAATCGTCAACGTTGACGAGGGACTTGTGCCATTTACTATGTACAAGTTTCAAAGAAAATTACTAAGTAGATTCCATAAAAACCGTTTTAATATATGTAAGATGCCACGTCAAACTGGTAAGTCTACGACTGTGGTTTCATATCTACTGCACTATGCGATCTTCAATGATCAGGTAAACATTGGTATTCTCGCTAACAAAGCAGCAACTGCAAGAGACTTGCTTGGTAGATTACAACTAGCATATGAGAATCTACCTAAGTGGATGCAACAGGGTATCATCGCTTGGAACAAAGGATCTATGGAACTGGAGAATGGTTCTAAGATCATTGCAGCATCTACATCTGCATCTGCTGTTCGAGGTATGTCATTCAACATTATATTCTTGGACGAATTTGCTTTCGTTCAAAACCATCTGGCAGATGACTTCTTTGCGTCTGTGTATCCTACTATATCTTCTGGTAAATCTACGAAGGTTATAATAGTATCTACCCCACATGGTATGAATCACTTTTACCGAATGTGGCATGATGCAGAACGTGGGCAGAACGAGTATGTTGCAACTGAGGTACACTGGTCTGAAGTGCCGGGTAGAGATAAGAAGTGGAAGGAGCAAACTATAAAGAACACCAGTAAACAACAGTTTGCTATTGAGTTTGAGTGTGAGTTCTTAGGATCTGTTGACACTCTTATAAATGCAGCAAAATTGAAGGCACTGGTATATGAACAACCAGTAGAGCAGAACGGTAAACTCTCTGTGTATGAGAGACCATATCCAAAAAGAGATTATATTGTAACAGTTGACGTAGCAAGAGGAGTTGGTAAAGACTATAGTGCTTTTATAGTTGCTGATATTACAGAGTTCCCATATAAGGTGGTTGCCACATATAGAGACAATGAAATCAAACCTATGCTTTTCCCTTCTGTAATTGCAGATGTGGCGAAGGGATATAACAATGCGTATATCCTATGTGAGGTAAATGATATTGGTGATCAAGTAGCATCTATACTATTCTATGATCTTGAATATGAGAATTTGCTCATGGTTGCTATGAGGGGACGTGCAGGGCAGATAGTTGGATCAGGATTCTCTGGTGTGAAGACGCAGTTGGGTGTCAAGATGAGTCAGGTAACTAAGAAGTTAGGTTGTTCTAACCTGAAGACACTGATAGAAGAAGATAAACTTACATTCTGTGATTATAATATCATAAGTGAGTTGACTACCTTCATACAAAAAAGACAGTCATTTGAGGCAGAAGAGGGTTGTAATGATGATCTAGCAATGTGTTTGGTTATCTTTGCGTGGTTGGTTGCACAGGATTATTTTAAGGAGATGACTGATTCTGACGTAAGAAAACGAATATACGATGAGCAAAAGAACGCAATAGAACAAGACATGGCACCCTTTGGTTTTATATGTGATGGTTTTGATGAAATGGGAGGCGAAACTGTAGAGTCAGATGGGACAGTTTGGAAGACAGATGAGTACGGGGATCGTGCCTATATGTGGGAATATCGCTAGTAAGGACGCATTTTCATAAATATCAGTAGTCATTGTATGTGGAGAAAGAAGTTAGAATGGCACTTCGATTAGCATCTCCGGGAATTTCGATAAGAGAAGTCGACCTAACTCGTGGTGGCGTAGATTTTAGTATCAACGTTGTCGGTGGTTTTGTTGGACCTTTTAGAAAAGGACCGGTAAACGAAATTACTAGGATCAACAACGAGAAGGAGCTTGTAGATGTCTTCGGTTTACCAGGTGTTGGTACAACCGATTTTCATTATGAGACTTTCATGGCAGCATCCAATTTCTTATCCTATGGTGGTAAGTTGGACGTTGTTCGTTGTAAAGGCGGTGACTTAAACAACGCTAACGCAGCAGTTGGATATGCATCTTCATCTATTTTATTGGTAGAAGGCAAAGAAGATTACTATAACAACAATGCGGACGATCTAAACTGGTATTGGTCATCCAAGAATCCCGGATCTTGGGCGAACGAACTAAGAGTTGCAGTAATAGATAACGCTGTTGACCAAATAATAACACCAACATTTACTGGTGGTAACATTGGTTCAGTTACAGTCGGAATGGGAGTTACACAACACCTCACTGGTCAAACAATT